GCTTAACTCCCTCCCCGATGAGTGACTTAGCAATGTTACCCATTGGTGTTGACAAGATTTTTGCTTTACCAATGAAGTTATTTCCGTCTTCTTTGAGTGAGATAATTTTGTGGCTAACACGATCCAAGTTCACAGTAGGACCATCTGGATGTCCGAGTTCCCCAAGAGCTCTACCAGAATTGATATGATTTTCTGTGTATCTTTGGACTTCTCTTCTGAGACCTTCCATTTGATACATTCTACCATTACGATTGCAGATGTTACCCTGAAGGAAAATACCCTCAATGTACATATGTTTTTTACCGCCCTTCTCTTCGACGATAAAATCAACGGACTCGATTTCTTCTCTGATAAGTTTCATTTTTCTGTTCAGGAATCTTGTACTTGTTGGATGTATACTTTGCCAGTGCCAGATTCAGTTTTGACTGCCACTTTGATTGACTTTCTCAATTCGGCATAAGGTGCAGTTAATGCTGATGGATTTCCGCTACTTGAATCGTGGTCAATTGTTGCTCTTGTATTAAAATATCCACCTCTGTCTGAGGTAGTATTTACATCGATAACAATCTTATGAGAAAAATCAAATGCAGATTGACCGTTAACAGTAAGAGAGACTGCATCTCCTACAGCAAATGGACATCCAGTTCCTTCTGGGAAATCAACAATGGTTGTAGAACCAGTTGTAATACCAACTACTCTTTGTGACGCAATTGGACCAATAGTGATCGTTTCATTTTCACTAGTCGAAACATAATAATTTTCATTAGTTGCTGTTGGATTAGTACCAATTGCAACATAAACCCCAACGGTTTCTGCAACTACTCTAAGAGCATCAGATTGTTGTAAAATTGGGGAAGTCTGTACAGAAGAAGTACTACTAGTACCTATTACAGTATTAATACCAACTGGTTTAAGAGCAGCCATTATTTTTCAATAGTTCTATAATACTTATTTATTATTCTTCAGTATCGTCTTCATATGAGATTTCGTCCTCAATCTCTTCTTCTGCACTTTCCTCTGGTCCATCAAAAATTGATGCTGCTACGTTAGGTCTGATCGCTTCAATTTTTTCTGCACTTTTTGCAAAAAGAATATCTTTAATTTTATCACTAATTTGTGATGAAGACTCGTCTGGAGTGACGAGCATGTCCATAAGTTCGTCCATAAAAATAATGTAACTACAGTCTTTATTTAGATTTCACCACCTGGAGGATTACTGACACCAGGTGCTTCAGGATCTTTTGGTGAAACTGGAGCCTGAATTGCATCAGTTGGGCCAGTTGGTTCTTGTGGAATTCCAGCGTCCATTGGTGCACCAGTCATAGGATCTACCATTGCATTAGGATCAGGAATAACACCATTTTCAATTTCATTTTCAATCAGTGTATCCTGTTCGATAATCTCTTCATCAGTTTGTCTCAGGATATTTCTTCTTACATAATCTTGAGAATAATATTTACCAACATAAGGTTCCGCAAGAGCAGCAAGATTGAGTCTTTCAGTCGTAAGTTCTGCGTCCTTGAGTTCTGCAAAATGATTGTCATAAAGGAAGTCATACTGAATATGATCAGACATGTAGTCCCAATCTTCAGGAGTGACGATATTTTTCAATATGAGCTGAGTTCTCAACATATCACTGAACATTGAAGAGAATCTCTTTCTCATTCTACCAACAAACTTGGAGAACTTAATTTCATCTCTCAAGATTTCAGAAGAACGACCCATAGAGAAACCAGTGTCACCTTCAATTCTAGTTTCAGGAACATTTAATGCCCTGTAGAGTTTTCTCTGGAAGTAATTGATATCAGTAATTTCGCCGAGGTTTTGACCACCAGGAAGTGTAGTAATTTCAGTACCACGACCACCTTCTCTACGAGGTAACCAGAAGTCTTCCATCATAGACATAAACTTCTTATCATCACGCATCTCACCAGTATTTGCATCATAGACCATCTTGTTTCTATAACGCATCATGACATCACGTAAATATTGTTCTGCCTTTATCTTTGGAAGATTACCAACATCAATGTAAAAGATACGACGTTCTGGTGCTCTAGAAAGTCTATAGATGACAAGAGAATCCTCAATCATCATCAATTGGTTTAGAGGTTTAATTGCCTTATGTAACCAAGACAATGTAAGACCTTTATTTCTGTCAACCAAACCAGAGGTGCAATACGTGACAGAATCACGGGTCATTTTAATACCCTTCGTAGGATTACCTCCATAACCACTACGACTATTTGTACCATTATCTGGAGTATAGATAAAGAATTCTTCTACCTCAGGAAAGTTATACGCAAGACTATTGGTACTGTTGAAGGGATCTCTTGAAATTTGATTATTGTCTTTATTTTGTTTTTTTAACTTACGAACATACTTAATCTTAGACGAATCAATATATCTAAGTTCTTGAATACCATCTTGAGGATTCTTTTGGTCGATAACCTTATTGTAGTAGAGTCTTCCGTCAATATACCAGTTACGGAAAATCTCATGAGCTTTCTTGTCAAAATCAAGAAGTTCAAGAATGTATTTAAATTCTTCTCTAATTTTAGTCTTTATATTATCACTTGCGTTTAAATTAGACAATTCAATCTGGACTGGAGTATCATTTGTATCTGATACAATTGCTTCATTTACAATGTCTTCAATTGCACTATCACACTCTGGATAGAGTGCCATCTGCCTATATCTTCTAATTACATCTGTTTCATTTTTATATAAACCCTCAATATCTAAATTATAACTACCAAAAAATCCACTACTGGCGAAGTTCTCATTCCCATCAGCATTAGTTGGTGGGATTGGAGAAACTACACCAGGTGGATTTTTCTCATTATCTTCAATTGAAAAACCAAATAATCTGGCCATTATGATTAATACTAGACTGTCTTGTCTAGTTATTTATCACTCAATCAGAACTTCACCTGCGTTACTACCAGTAGACTCCAGTGAGTTACCAATAGTGAAGTACTGAACATCAAATGTTACATCGAATTCTTCGAGTGAATCACCACTTTCATAACTCAATGCAATCTCACCAATATTGGTTGGGAAGATATCATAGAACTTATAAGTTCTCAGAATTGCTGACTGACCACCTTCATTGGTAGTAGCAAATCTTTCAGCACCCCTTCCTAACTGTTGAACATATGCATCAGTCATGTAAGATGATGGATTGGTAACACCAGTCGCGTCATCCAGTTTACTGATAACATTTGCCCATCTCTCAAATGCTGTTCTGAGTTGGAAGTCCTCATCATTGATGATGGTAACTGTCCATGGATCAAACGTTCTATCACCAGCAACCTTCAGGTTTCTACCTCTAAAAGGAACCTGAAATGATGGTGTGTTTGAAGCAGGAAGGTTCGCAGCCTTACAAAGGAACTTAAATGTACCATTTTCTGACTGGTCACCACTTCCCCATGCATCAGAAATTGCTGATGGGAATGTAGGAATCGAGACTTCAAATAGATTGGGGCGGGCACCCCCACCCGCCAGTCTTGATTTAAATTGTGATAGGGTTTTTGTTTCTGCCATTGGTTAATCCTCCGTAGTTATTTAATGATCAAACAGTTCCAACTACTTCCTGGAAGTCAACACCAGTTCTGGTGGCAACAAACGTCAGGGTTATGAAGTTGATAGACTTGGTTGGTTTCAGGAAGATGTCAGCTCTGAACTCATTATTATCAATAACATTAGGAGTGTTATTTGTTTCATCACAAACAACAAGGAAGTCATAAAGACCTCTCTTTGCCTGAACATCACGGAGGTAAGGTTCAACGATGTTCACAAAATTAGCTCTTGTGTTTGCATCATTGAGTTCGAAGAGTTGTGAATTAGCAGCACCTTCAAGTGATTGTTCCACAGTAAGGAACAGTCTTCTTACGTTGATTCTATCAAACGCTGAAGCGTATGAGAGACCTGTCTTATCACCGAAGAGAACAATACCAGCACCTTTTTGGGTAATGATGGAATTGATTCTTGATGCATAAAGTTGATCTCTTTCATTCTTAGATGGATTGTATGCCATCTTGATTGCATTATTAAGAACACCTCTTTGGACACCAGCTGGTGAGAACCAAGGATATGCTTCAATACTTGTTCTGACCATCAAACCAGCAGTATCGCCATTGGTTGGGATATATCTAAACTGGTTATTGAATCTATCAAACGTGTACTTATAGCCAGTGTCAAATACAGCATAAGACGACGAACTGATTGGGCTATAATATTGAAGAACGTTTGAGGTTTGGGTGGCAGAATTGGTTACATTAACAACATTTGCTCTATGTGGAGAAATTGTTGCGATACAATCCTTTCTTGACTCGGCAAGAGAAATAATATAATTTGCCTTTGCTTGAGACTGATTTTCAAGCTCAAGACCAGGACCCATCAAAAGGTAATCAACTGAGATTTCATCTTTATTTGCAAAGTATGAATAACCAGTAACAAGATCCGAAAGATCTGCACCCATGCCACCTTGTGCACTATAGTCAACTCCACCTGTCAGAGTATAACTTACGTTACCCAATGAAGAGAATTTGATGTTTTGTGCACTTTGGCCCCAGAGACCCTCTGCATTTGTATATGGGGTAAAGTTTGTAGAAAAACCAGAAGCCACTGGAATTGTATTCCAATTAGTATCTTCAGCTTGTGATGGATTATATCCAACAAAGATGAACTTAGAGTTCTGTGCAATATAATCTTTGTAGTATGTTTTGGTTGGATTGTCAGCATCTGCTGTTGCGTCAGTTGCTTTGGAAAGTGACACAAACTTTTCAAGGATACTTCCTTGTACACCTGTTACTTCACCAGAGTCATCAACAACAACTACGTGAATACCATCGTTACTTCCATTTCTTTCTGTAACGTAATTATTAGAAACAGGTCTTGGTGCAACATTTCTCCAATACACTGTGGAGTTATCAAGTCCAAGAGTTTGGTCGTCATACCAATCTTTTACTGCACCACCAGTAACAGTACCTGAAGCCGTTCCTGAATTGTTTGTAATATTCAGAATATCAGATTCAACAAAGGAATTTGCGTTATTATACTGTTGGTAATTTACAGGAGTAACAGTGCCAGCAGTAGAAACAAGATTCTGATAAGTAACTCCAGTACCTACGGTTGTCATTGAAGCAGCAATACCAGCCGCAAGAGTAACTGAGGTTGAACCATAACCAGTGATTTCAATTGAACCACTACCAGGTGCTAAGAAATAGTTACCAGTAGCAATACCTGAAGTACTATTCACAAAGATTGTTGTGTCACCAACGTTTGCAACTGCAGAAGTTGTTGTTACACCAATTGTTTGATAGTCATCAATTCTTGGTCTGACTCTTTCCAGAACCTTTACTTCAATGGTACTGTTACCATTTTGAGCATCAGTATTAACACCAGTAATGATACCTTTCAAATTACCAGTGAAAGTGTTAACAGCTCCTGAACCAGGGATTGAAATCGCGTTTCTAGCCGTAGATACACCATAACCAACTACAAGATTTGATGCACCAGGATTTGTTGTTGCAATACTGATGATTTGATCAGACTTATTATCAATAGTACAAACTTTTAAGCTATTTGCCCATTGACCACCATTTCTTGATGACCAATAGAAACTTGTGTCGTTTCTATGGTTAAGTTCGTAATCATCAAAATTGTCGATACGAACAGTTGTTGATGCGGTCCCTACAGCAGCATTACTGTTGTTAAGACTATTACCACCAACTCTTACAACTTTAAGAATACCACCGTATGAAAGGAAAGAATTCGCTGTCATCCAGTACTCATATTGCCTATCAGTACCGATTGGCTTACCAAAAGTATCCAGGAATTGTTGTTGTGTTTCAATAGTGATTGGCTCATTGATTGGTCCAATTTGAAATGGCCCAGCAATAGCACCAATATTGTCAAGAACGTTCTCAGCTCTTCCAATAGTTAAGTCAACTTCCCTGACTAATACTCCTGGAGATAATTGAGGAGTAGCCATGTTTTTCTCTCTCCTTGGGTCTCAGTTTAACTAATAATATTTAGAAATTTGACTGTTTTGACAGGGTAAACACGACGAAAACTACCAATCAGGATACTCCCATTTTGATTTTGGACAATTATCTTTTTTCCTTTCTTTCACATGTTCAATAAAGCACTCTTTACAAATATAGGAATATGATGATGGGACTGCACCTCTATCCTTTCTTGTTCTATAAAAACTATCGACGAGGTTCTTAACTTCCCCACAACTTTTACACTTCCTATCCGTCAGAAAGAGATGATTAAGTTCTAGTTGCTCGTCTAGATCCATCAGTAATTAGTCCAAAGTTCCCATCCACCACCACTTGTACCATATTCATCATAAGGACTTGCTGTAGTCCATCTATCTCCTTGAGTATCAACGAATGTTCCTTCATCCATTCCATCATTTAGAAATCCAAAAGGTGCCATGTCTTGTTCAATTTGATTCTTCTGTTCTTCGTATAATCTTTTACGAACATCCTGATCAGTGAGTTCTTTAAAATAATCTTGAGCTACCAACCATGCATAGATGACCAAACACATAGCAAGGTCATCATTACATCCTTCTTCCGCTTCAAAAGAGTTTCCTTTAGAAATAAATGTTGTTAATTCTGAAATAATTTCGTAGTCAGATATTAATAATTTGTCCTCTTCGATCATTGTCTTAAGATTGAGAGACCCAATTTTTTTAACAGTTTTGGACATCTTCACACCCAATTGAGTCTTATTTCCTGAGAAACCTTGTCCTACAATTTGTCCTGCTCTACCTCTCATAGAACACATAAGTAAGTTTTGATATTCTAAATCATACTGAAGAATAGACGCAATCTGATCACCAATATCGTTTACTTCACAAAGTATAAATGCATTATTATATGACTTCGCAATTTCCCAAATTATATTAGGAAACAGCATAGGTTTAATTGTATTGTTTCTATATTTTGCAACTATTCTATGAGGAAAAGTTGTAATATCAGTGACAATGAATGCAGAGTAATCCTCTCCAACACCTCTAGCCACATCAACAGTAACCACATAATCATGGTTATTCTTAGGGTGCTCATGTACATCCAGTCCAGCATTTTGTGTTAATGGATTATCATATACTAATGTCTTAAGTTTACTGGGAGCAATCAAAGTATCGACAGATCCTAAGAACTCACATTCAAACTCAATTTTAAACTGTTGTTCGGATGTGTTTTTAATTGTCTGTTCTTTCCAGACCTCATCTCTACCAGGAACCTCAGACCAATGAACGTCTGTTGGTACG